GCCCAGTTCGCACCCGTTGCCCAGTTTGATATTGCGCGCCTCAAATTCGGCGGCTAATTCAGAAAGTTCGTTGTACTGAAAGGGTGTCCAGCCTTTGCATGAAACCCAGAGATAAAGTGTTTTCATGGTTGGTTATCTTTGTGCTTAAATTTTAAAACAGTTTATGGATTAAAATACAACCACCATTGACGGGAACGGAGCACTATTTTTTTGGCCCCCGAATTTTAGCCTCCCCTTTATAAATCTAATTTCCCGTGCTTTGTGGTAAATAAATTCGTGAAAATATCGAGTATCTGTACGCGCCGGAATCAACATTACAACTATTGTGTTAATTTTTTGTGCCTCCATGTAGCATTTACGAACCCATGCGTATATATCCCGACCGTATGGCGGATTGCAAAAAACAGTATTCCCGCCCCAATCTTGTCGGAGCCCGTCCTGCTCTTTGGTGTAGAATTTAACACACTTAGCATTATGCGGGGTGGCGCAAGGATCAAGTGTAAAATTAAATTCACTATTGAGTTTATCATAGAAATCCTGTGGTGTAGCCCATAAATCGGTCTTAGATGAAAACATCGTTTCTGTATTCATAAATTAGTTTTTTTTGTGTTTAACTTTTCGATTAGGTATACAGGAAATCCAGCCCCAGAACGGTATGCGCCGCTTCAAATAGTCCGGATCATCCTCGTGGTTGTATGCCTCTGTTTCGAAGCAGGTGTAGTAGTATGCGCCCGGGTAAGGCGGGATAAGCACTTCGATCAGCCACGAAATGCCGTAGCAAATCCAGCCGGCGAAGAGAATGCCGACCACTGCCAGCACCCAGCCCCACCACGCGAAGTGGCAGCTTCCGGCTACGGGCAGGAGGATCGCTGCGAACAGCACGGTCAGTTCGATCTGCTGGGCGCAGTGGATTCCTTCATGCCGGCGCGTAGTCTCGTCCATGCTCCACGCCATCGGCTTCCGGGTAAAAGACCACAAAAGCCATGTTACCCAGCTGAATCCCTTGAACGGGATCAACTTGTTGTGAACTTCGATAGGTAGTTTCATAGGTTCAAACCATATCCGTTAGACACTATCCACTCAATACGGTTGCACAGAAGTTCTATCAGGTTATCGCCCATTTCATCTCCAATATTATCGGCTTCTAATGGGGTAAGTACGGGGGTGTAACAGAATCTCCATCCACCGCCAACCACTGCTTTCAGTGTCAGTTCGTAAGTGTTGTGGGCGTCCTGAATCACATTCGGAAGCACCTTTTCCAGCAGGTCGGCGACCGTGAAGGCGGGGGCGATAACCTCCATTTCCCTGTCCTCCACATCCAGCACGTAATCTCTTTTGATATATCTCTTCCTGTACACCAAGCTCGCCTTGTCCGCGGGCACTCCCAGCTCGATCAGTCGCTTCGACTGCTCGATGCTCGTTACTTGATCTTTCATAGTCTTCATTTTTTCGCTTTTTTCTCTACCGAAATTAGACGTCCGGAGGCGTCGTAAACTCTCTTTTCCGTGTCGTTCTCTACCACGGTGTAAAGCAGGACGCCGTTTTTGTCCTTGACAATGTACCCGCTGGCCGTCTTGATTTTGACGTATACCACTTCTCCCTTGGAATCCTTTATCACCGTTTGATTTTGGCCATACGCGGGGGTCACAGCCATCAATGCGATGCAGATGATAACGAAAATGATTGCTGCCAAATAGGCGATGGTTGCTTTTGTCTCCTGTTTCATTTTTGTGATTTTTTTTGTTTGCTCCATAATTCCAGAATCTTCTTTTTTTGCTCCGGCGACATAGCCGCGAGCTGGGAATCCCTCACCTTTGCCTCGGCGTCTGCTGTCCGGCCGCATTCTGCGCACCGCTCGTCGAAGTATTCCGCGAACCACTGGTAGACTATCTGCCCGTCGAGACGCCCGTATAATGCGCCGTATTGTCCTTTTTTGGCCCGCGTCATCACAAGTCGTACGTCTGCCAGGTTTATCGCGTAGAAATCCTCCAGGATCATGGAACACGTCTCGATGATTTGAAACCTGTTCATCTTGGCGGATATGTTGAGAAACGATTGCAGGTCGTCGATCCATAGCGCCATGCAGGATATAACGAGCTCGTCTCCGTGTATTCGCCGAAGCCCCGACAAGGATTCCATTCCCGACTGAGCGCATTTGATCGGCGTGGACATGGCCCTACATGTCCTCATCCCCTCTCCCGGATAGAGTAGTGCCGAATGCGATGCGTTCGAACATGGCGCGTTCTTCGTCGGTAAGGCCTCCGGTGCCGCGATTATTTCCTGCTTTTGTTTCATAAACCCTATTCTGTTTTTGTGATATTGCGAATTCGAAAATACGTTTCCAGTCTATCGTCTTGCTTCGGCCTTTTTTCTTGTGCAGCCATCCGGCCTCCGTGGCCCAAAACTCCTTGCAGGCCTTTTCGAGTGTCAGTCTAATGTCGACGCCCGGGTTGAAACGCTTTCGCTCGTCCATCCAATCCCTGTCGTTCGTCCATCGCTTCCATGCATCCCGGCAATCTTGCAGGTATACGTCGAAGCTGTCGCGCCATGTAACCTCATTCGGGGTTTCTGGCTTTTTTCTCGCGCGTGCGCGCTTATAGTCTCTACCAGGATTATTAATACTCTCTGTTACTATCTCTGCTTCTTCGAGTACGTCAGTACGAGAAGTAATCTCTATGTCTTTATTCTCTACAATATCTCTTATCTGTTGTTGCTGACTGTGTTGCTTCTTTGTTGCTGACTGTGTTGCTGACTGTGTTGCTTCTTTGTTCTCCTCTTTGTTATCGTAAAAATTTAAACCGACGTAATCATCAAAGTTACAGATAGTTATTATGGTGTACGTCTTTGTTGCTATCTTTGTTACTTCTTTGTTGCTGACTATGTTGTTAAGTGTGTCGCGTGTTTGTTGAGTACTTTGTTGCACCCCTTCGCTCAACTTAGATAGACTTGTTACTACTTGCCCGCGTTTAATCGTGATTCCGTTCCACTCCGACTCCGTGATGTTCGCGTTCATAACCAGCCACTGAAGCATAGCGTGTTCCCGGCAAGCCTTAATGCTTGTTTCTCGGTACCATTTGGTTGGTATTTTCATCCATCCGTTTTGTATGTCCTTTAGCTTCATTATTAAAAGGGGATAAAAAAAACCGCTCGTTCGATACCGGGGGGCAGCCCGGTATCTACTAAAGCGGTAAGTTGCATTTTGCCCCTGCCCGAGCATTCACACCGCAAATATAAACAAATTTTTCCATTCTCCAAAAAAAATCAGAACGGAGTGTCCGTCATTGCCTGCCTCATGATCTCCTCCATGTATGCCTTCCTCTTCGCTGCGCGGCTGTGTCTGTTTGCCGCCGCCCGCTGTCTTTTGGCTACACTCAGCGGGTTGGCCATGTTCTCCTTCATGTCCCGGCACCACCTCAGATTCGAGGCATTGTTGTTCTCGACATTCGTATCAAGGTGATCCACGATTTTGTCCCCCTCCCTTTTTGGGATAAAAGCCTCAGCTACAAGGCGGTGAACAAAGTAGTTGTACCTCCCGAAACGATTGAATAACCGCACCCTTACGTACCCGTCGGCATTGTAATCCACCTTCAATACATGGGGGTCTCCGCGCCGCGTAGACACCACCGTTCCGTCCTCTCCGATCCAATACCCCGGGAACTCGTCGATTGGCTTAAATTTCACCCCCCCCCTGTACTCCGGGAATCGTATGGAATCTCCATTCATTCATGTTGCCTATTTTTGGCGCCTTAGGGCGCATTTTACAATCTCTTCGAGGGTTGCATCCGGATCGGCATGCAAAGCCTCTGAAACGGCCTGTTTTGCCCTTTCTTTGGGGAAGCCCAAAGTGTTGAGAGCTCGTATCGCGTCCGCCTGCAATTCCTCGTTTATTTCCGTCGGTTCCGAATCCTCAGCCTCGGATTCGCCCCCGGCCTGCGGAGGCAGGCCGAGCGCATATCCTATAAAGTTCGACAACATCAGTAGCGGGAACAGGACGAGGCCGACGAGCCATTCCATCGCCGTGTTCATATCATCGTTCATGAGTTTTTACGTCTTGCCGGGGCACAGGAGGATAGACTGTCGTATCTATGAAGTCCACGCCCCCGAATTTCACTGTTTTCACTCTCCCGCTGGCAATGCGCATCTGCACACCCCGATAGGTGATTCCGCACCTGCGGGCGTATTCGGCTATTGTAACTACTGTCTCTTTCTGCTTCGGTTCCATCTTTTTCTGTTATTTTTCGGGTTCGTCAGTCACATCCACGGCCTCCTGCTCTTCGACGGCCGCAATATTGTCGTCCACTCCGTCGACATACTCGGGGGTCGCCTGCGACATATCCATCGAGGAGGGGGTTGCCATGTCGTATTTTAGCGCTGTGATAAGCTTCGAGTTGGCCATTACATCCAGGCTACCCCATTTCATCAAGATGCGTTTGATGACCGTCTTTTCATACATGGCAGGCTTGTTTTTCTGCCACAAACCATTTTTGTTGTAGTAGCTTTTGCTGTACTTCTTGCCGTGCTCCTCCAGCTCTTCGACCGTCATGTACAGGTAGTGATCGCCGCCGTTTATATAGCGCAGATAGGCTACATATCCGATTAGTTTTGTGCGTTCGTGCGGCTCCTGGTTATACTCCATATCGCCCGTAAAAGGGTCGTGATACTTTATGTCCCCCTCATACACCGGAGCGGCCATCAACCGCTGGATCATCCCGGTATTGTTGGCGAGTTGCACCAGTCCGTTTTTCATCGGCATGAACACCGCCTTCTTGGTGACTACCTGCTGCCCGTTCTTGTACGTGGTCTCAGTGAAGGGGACGATGGCGGCCTGCCCGAATGCCGGATCGAGGGACAGCCCCGTTGTTGCACAGGCCATACACGAGCGCATGATGGATTTGGGCGTGCACTCTCGCAGCATTTTGTTCTCGGGAGCCACCAGCAGGTTGCGGACGGCCTGCGTGAATATCGGAGCCCTGTCGCCGAGCACCGCATGCAGGCGTGCCTGCACCTCTCCTTTTTTGTCCTCCAGCAGGGCGATCATCTCCTGCAAATTCGGGGTTGTGGTCTTGGCCACCATCCCCTCGCGCATTGCGCGTTCGTTCTTGTCTGTTATGGTTGTCATATTCCTAAAAAAAGCTCTAAAGTTGATGTTTTGAAATCGTTTAGTACCTCGTTACCCTCCGCGTCGAACGTGTGGAACTCCCACCATATCCACACCAGTTTTTCCATCCGCGTCTCCTTTTCTCCCGATCCCAGTGTATCGGTGTGCCAATACACCATAACGGAGGGGGTGAAACGCCAGTCTTCGCCCGATATGCTGTCGGAGAAGTATGTATTCCCGTTAATGGCGTCCGTGAGGCGGTTTGCCACCTCCTCGTATTCCCGCGCTGTTATTTCTCGCTTCGTCTTCATGTTATTTGAATAATAATTGCCGCGTCGTACTCTCCTTTACATACTTGGCGTATATGTCCGGATTGTCCGCCTTTAATGCCTTCGAATCCAGCCTGCGGCTTGTTACAGTCTTGAATGTAGCCAGCGGTCTCCCGTCGTAGGTTATGGTGTCGTACTGCATGAAATACGCCTTAACCCGTTCTTCCGCCTTGGTGATCTCCGCCTGCATGGCGGCCACCTTCGACCGCTGCGCCCGTATCCACGCGATAGTATCCCGGATCTCCGAATCCGCTTCCCGCGGGGCGGCTTCCGAGACGGGCCATGCCAGTATGACGTCCTGGCCTGTCTCCACCGGGGGTATTTCGTCGCCCAAAATGTACCTTTCGAACCAGTCCCGGCAGTACTCCACGATATAGGCAAATTTGGATCGGTCGAAATCGAATAGCGCATACACTAGCCGCTTGCCTCCCTCCTCCGCGGCTATGTACGCCGCATCGCGTTCCATGATCCCCATTTGGTACATGATCTGCGTGTACCACAGCATAGGAACCGTCTCGGGCGTCAGTTCCGGCAGGTGCATTTTCGTGTCCTTGCACTCCAGGATATACCGCGTACTCCGGCCCGCGGCGAACACTTCCCTGTCGGGTGCTGCCTGCATGTAGGACGGGTATTTGTCATTGCGGTACACCTCGATCTGCTCGGATCGTTTGACGATCTTTTCCCCGGTCGCCTGCTCGAACATGCGGGCGATCGCGTCCTCCTTGAAGCGCCCGCGGATCATACTGTCGTTATCCTCTTCGGCCGCGGTTTCCAAGGTCTCCATTTTCTTTACGCGCCAGTACTGGTACGGCGTCATATAGGGGTTAAGCCCCATAATCGTCCCAACGTCGGAACTTCCGATAACGGGGGTGTCGTTGCGCGCGTGCAACCAATCTTGTCGTGTTTTATAGGTCGTTCGTGTTATCATCTTGTATGCTCATATTTAGCAATTGGTTAATTTTATCCTCCCATCTTCCCCTTATTATCCCGCGCCTGTTGAACCGAAGGGCATGGAATTTCAGACCAAGGGGGTACAAGTCCAGTATTTGACGGCGGGCACCCGAATAGATCAGCGCGCGTTTGGGTTTCAGTTCTCCCGGCTCCCACACACTCCCCCATGATTTTAAGCGCTGGTAAACCCGAATGCAATAGGGAGTTATGTTTCGCCAGCATATTACGCGGTCGTGTTGATCGGCATACCGTCTGAGTATTTGTACAAACTCGTCATTCCTTCGTTTCTGCAACTGCTGCTTCGTCTCCCGATCCGTCATCATAAGTGCCGCATTCTTTTTCGTTTAACGCGAGGTAGTCGTCCAGTTCTTTCCGCCAGTCGCCCACCAGTTGATGCACTTGCGACATGTCCCCCTCCTCTGCTGCCGCGGCGATCTCGTCGAGAAAGTCGATATCCTTTCTTAGGCGTTCGTGCCCCTCCTTGCCGTAGTAGTTTGCAGAAATCAGTTTGAACCCGTCCGGGGTGGCCTTTGTCCCATGCTCCAACTCCATGCTGAAGGTCGTCCCCTCATGCTTGAAATATCGAGCCGTGAAACGCATGCCGGATCGAATTACCGAGAAATTCTGTATACAACCCGACCCCGATCCCTCAAACCCTGGACACACCTGGGTTATCGTCTCGTTGTATATCCTGTAATTGGCGATAGCCAATTGTCGCGTCTGCTCATACCTTTCGGCGCGTCTTTGGTTGAATGCCCGCCATGCCTCCACGTCCTCCGCCGTGGAATCCTTGGTAATGCATGCGGGCTCATCGGTGCAGACGTCCATATAGCCATTGCATTCGGGATACACGGGCAACATCTTCAGCAGTTTGAATTCCGTTACATTCCACCATCTCGCGCATGGATACAACAACATATAGCCCTCTCCGTCCTTGATCCCTATTTCTACCGACGAGACGACGGGTGATCCGTCGACGATCCCGTAGAGTGTGCACGGCGTGGCGCCCGATCTCTTCAGCACCTCCGCTGCTTTCGCTTCGATAGTGTCGCGCCTTTCTTTCAGTTCGGCGCTCAGTACATAACCCTGGCCTTCTTTGGCCGCTTCGATCCATTTCATTGTTTTCGTCTTTTTTTAGTGTAATTTTTGTTAAAATGCGTTGTTCCGAAGGTGCAGGAGGACGACCGCCGCAAAGGCGGCCATTCCTGCCAGCACTACCGCCCACAGGGCGAGTAGCTGCCTTACTCGATCTTTATCCATATCCGCAAATCCTGTTCCTGTATTTGGGTGGTTATCACGCCTTCCCTAAGGATCGTACTTGCGCCGATGCCTCGGCGTACTGCGATATCTTCGATAGCCTTCAAAGCCTCGTAGCTATATTTCACGTACGCCCCGATCTCCTGCGTCTCGCGGAAAATATGTATCGCGCTTATCGTGTCCTGGGGCATCTCCTGGGTAAGGGCGTACGCCCTTTCTGCCAGTTCGTTCATTGTTTTCATAATTAATTGATTTTTAATTTGATATAATTGTTATGTCTGCTGTCACTCGTGGGCTTATGCCTTGTATACTGTCAGCGCCGCACCCCGAAGCAGTCGCCATGCCTGATTTAGTGCCCGCCCTTGTACCTGAATCCATGTTTCGATCCGGTTCGGCGGCATAATCATTCCCGACCGGCTCGTTTTACGCTTCATCTCCGAGGGACTACACAAGCGTTTGGCTATGTCCGCGCTGTACACGAGCGAGCAACCTCCCTCGCTGTATGCCATCCAGTTCTCAGCACCCAGCAGCAAAGCAGTTTCGATAAATCGAGGCGTATACCCCCCTGTTTCCTTCGCGTAATCCAGCATTTTGGAATAGTCGCCGAGGATATCCAGCGCATACAGTTTTACGCCATTGTCCCAAGCGGAACGGAACCGGGTATTCTCGATCTCTTCCCTGATGCGGGCTATTTGGGTGTCGGTAAGGGCAACGCCCGAGGTGGTGAAATTAACGTGTGTCATGGCTTTCTGGTTTTTTTGTGTTTATAAACTGCATTCGTGTATTTCCGTCCCTCCGAGGGCTGAAACTTCGACGAGGTACCCGTTCTCCGTCCTGTGTACCGATTCTACCCGCAGCGTGCTTCGGAACATAATCCAGCAGCACAAAGCCGTGAGTACCACCAGCGCCGCGGCCTTAATCATGGTGTTTGTCTCTTTCATAGGGCTATTCCTCCTCCGTTGGTTTATTCGAGTGAGTAGATCAAGACAAAATAAGGGGTCTTGTCTTCTACTCGCACAACTGCGTCGGCTTTCGCTCCGGCTTCGTTCAAGCAGCCAAGCAGTTCACTGTCATACACGCCGACCATTGCGGTGTCAGCGGGAATAGATCCCGACACCAATCTGGCAGGGGAAGCGCTTCCCCCGAACATCTCAACGGTTACGGCTTCGTCTGCCTTGAACAGGATGTAGTCCGAGTATCTCACCTCGTTCGTTTTCGTTACGGTCAGAAAATCAATTGCTTTCATGATTGTATTGGTTTTGTGGTTGAACTTCGAATCGTGCAATGTCTGTCTCTCTCTTTCTCTATTACAAAGATAGTATAAGATTTTATACCATGCAAGCATTTCACAAACTTTCTTCATCGTTTGTTCTTATGCAAAACGAAACACTCATAAGTTTTTACTACCCGAAAGCCTGCCAGCCTGAGACCACGGCGACCCGCTTCACCACGACCCAACGCGCACGCACGCCCACGCCCACACCACGGGCTCCAACTACACTCCCAATAAACTCGGAGTTTGCTATGAGTACACCCCCTTATATATTACTTCTTATCATTCATATATATTAAGAACGTGTATAGTCGCAGGGAGGGGTATTTTGGGGGTGTTTGGATGGTGTGGTGAAATAGGATAGTTTTGGTCTGTTTGGCCGGGTGGGGGTGCCAGCCCGAAGGTGGGAGCGAAGGGGGAAGCGAGGGGACGGGGCGGGAAGTGGAGGCCGGGCGAAGGGGGAAGGCGTGCAGCCTGAGCGAGCGGAACAACGTGGAGCGAGCGAAGGAAGAAGACAGCCGCCGGGAAGGGGTGCGGGTCTTTGGTCAACAGCCGCCCGGGGTCTGGAGCCTTTCTAACACTCGAGATATTCCCGCGTGGGGATGGATGGGGTACGGGTCTTTGGATTTTCGGGGGTATGTTTTGTGAGGATTTTTGGTTATTCAGGGGGGGGGCTGGGATTTGGAGGGTAAAGATATTATTACTATATTTGTACAACAATCTTAAACAACTTGATTATGGGTGTAAATAAATCAATCACCATCGAGGGGGCTACTTTCCGGTTCGAGGTGAAGTCGAAGGACGGGGTTATGCACGTTTCTCTCTCTTCGGACGCGGGCGAAGCGGCTCATGCCATCATGTCGGCCGAGGAGAGCAAGGAAGTGGTCGATGCGCTGGATATGGTTCGCGGGTGGGTGAATCCGCGGGAAAACAGACCCTTTACGGAACAGGAGCTTAAATTCTGAGGTTATGACCGATATATTCGAATTTTATCTTCACGTCTATGTGACGTCTAATTTCGGCGAAAAATACTGCGATGGGGTGAAGCTCATGCTGGATGCGGGGCTTCTGAACGATACGGCGGTGCAGTGTGCCGTGATATGCTGCTACGTGGACAACTGGTGCATGACGCATTCGGGGCCGCGGCAGGAGGCGTTCGCGGCGGCGGCCGAAACGTTCG